CTTATTCTTATTAAGATGCTTTCAATTAGGCTTAACCCTGTCGGATCTGGATGAACTGACACTGGGACAGGTCTATGACATATTCATTGAAAAACAAAATGACAGCTACGAATGGGAAGATCTCCCAACGGCTGAAGACATTGCAAACTTTTAGGAGGTAATATGGCCGGAAACAGGATTAAAGGCTTAACAATCGAGATTGAAGGCAATACTACCAAGCTGACGGAGGCGTTGTCTAAGGTTGACTCGTCGCTCCGGAACACACAGTCTCAGCTCAGAGATGTCGACAAACTATTAAAACTTGATCCCAAGAACACCGAACTGCTTGCCCAGAAGCAGGATCTTCTTGCCAAAAGGGTAAAGCTTACAAACGAACGCCTGGACGAACTGAAGAAAGCCCAGGAACAGATGGATGCAAACGGAGTTGATAAGAACTCCGATCAGTACAGAGCGCTTCAGCGTGAGATTCTGGAAACAGAGAAACGTCTGGAATCAGCGAAGAAGGCTTCTGATGATTTCAACGACACTTCAAAGAAGAAACTTGAAGAGACAAAGAAGAAGTTCGAAGAAGTATCTGCCGCTGCCAAGAACGTCCAGGAAAAGACGGAGAAGATCTCTGCTGCGGCAGGCATTGCGGCTGCCGGCATGCTTGGCATGGCAGTGAAGGCCGCATCAACAGCAGACGATCTGCTGACCCTCAGCAATGTAACAGGCTTCAGCGTAGAAGAACTGCAGAAGATGCAGTATGCATCCGATCGGATTGACGTAAGCATGGATACCATGGCCGGGTCCGTTACAAAGCTGACCAAGAACATGGCATCCGGAGCGGATGTCTTCGATCAGCTGGGCGTCTCCATCACAGATCAGGACGGCAAGATGCGCAATGCCACCGATGTATGGTATGACGCTGTTGCGGCTCTCGGCAAGATCGAGAACGAAACCGAACGAGACCAGGTATCGATGGAACTGTTCGGCAAATCTGCTATGGAGATGGCCGGCGTCGTTGACGATGGCGGAGAAGCTCTCAAATCCCTTGGCGAAGAAGCCGAGGCAACCGGCAACATTCTGTCACAGGATGCTGTTGAGGATGCAGTCGCATTCAATGACCAGATCGACAAGCTGAAGGCAACAGCGTCCCAGGCTTTTCTGAGCGCAGGCGCCGCACTTGCAGACACACTGGTACCGGCGCTTGAGACTCTTGTAACAGTTATCAGCAACGTGCTGACATGGTTCGGCAGTCTTGATGGTGGTACCCAGGCGTTCATTCTTACGGTTCTCGGCCTTGTGGCTGCGATCTCTCCGATTGCAGGGCTTATTGCCACAATCACCAGTATGGCTGCCGCTCTGAACGTTGCCATGCTTCCGATGATCGGCACGATCGGCGGTATCGTGGTAGCAATCGGCGCAGCTGTCGCGATTGGCGTTTCACTTTATAAGAACTGGGACACCATCAAGCAGAAGGCGGGCGAATTGTGGCAGGCCATTAAGGATAAATTCGATGCGATTAAGGAAACGATCGGCGAGAAGATCGAAGGGGCGAAAGAAAAAGTCAGATCGGCAATCGAAGCTATTAAAGGCTTCTTCAATTTCCAGTGGGAACTGCCGAAACTGAAAATGCCTCACTTCAGCATCACCGGCAAATTCAGCTTGAATCCTCCGTCAATCCCGCACATCGGGGTTGAATGGTATAAGAAGGCCGCTGAAACGCCGTATCTGTTCAACAGTCCGCAGATCATCGGTGTCGGTGACGTTCCTGAAGTCGTTATCGGCCGGGATAAGTTCAACGAACTGACTGCCGGCAACACAATTACAAATAATTTCACAATCGTGCAGCAGCCCGGTCAGTCCAGCAGGGAACTCGCAAGAGTCATTGCTGAGCAGATCAACAGGACAACTGTCAGAGAGGAGAAAGTGTTCGCATGAAAAATGAACTGGTCTTCAACGGCATAAACCTCGCTGACTATGGGGTCGAACAGGTCGACTCTATTGATGCCTGGGTAAAGCCGTCACGGAAGTATACAAAGGTCGCTGTTCCAGGAAGGAATGGCGACCTTTTAATTGATGAAGGCGCTTATGAGAATGTGCCGGTACCGTACCGGTGCATCATGCCTAAGAACTTCAAAGAGAACTATCTGGCTCTCATGTCCATGCTTACGTCATTCGGAGGATATAAGAGACTGGAGTACTCCGGAGATCCGGAGGTTTACAGAATGGGCAAGCTGGAGACGGCCGTACAGCCCATTCCAAGTTCATTCCTTAAGTTTGGAACATTCCCTCTATCCTTTGATTGTCAACCGCAGAGATGGCTGAAATCGGGCGAGAACTGGGTCTCCTTTGCATCCTCCGGAGGAATATTCAATCCGACATCACAGAAGGCTCAGCCTATCATCCGGATCTACGGAACAGGCACGGTGATGATCGGTTCCAAAACCATCACAGTTAATACAGCAGGGACTTCTTACATTGATTTTGATTGTTCGACATTGAATGCATATGAGGGAGCTTTTAACAGAAATGGGAATATATCGATCGACTTCCAGGAAATGGGTCTTGTTCCGGGCTTCAACGGCATCACACTTGGCGGTGTGACGATTGAAATTAAGCCGAGGTGGTGGGAAGTATGATCTTTATCTACGAGGCAAACGAGACCGCTTTCACATCGAACGGCCTCGGCCCTCTGCCGGATCTGACGGTCTGTGAGGTATCTGAAGAGCTTAACGGCATCTTCGAGGTCTACGCGGAATGTCCGATCACAGGCAGAAACGCCGATCAGATCGCAGTCGATCGGATTATGAAGGTTGCTCCGGATGACAGCAGAGATCCGCAGCCATTCCGGATTTACTCAGTCGAGGAAACTCTGGACGGGTACAGTTATATGATTTACGCCCAGCACATCAGTTATGACCTGAGCGATCAGCCGGTCGCTCCATTTGAAACGATCGGCGTTGTGCCGGCACTTACGGGACTGGTTAACAATTGCATGCTGCCGACTCAGTTCACAACCTGGACGGACATCGTAAACACAGATACAGCTTTCACACTGGACGAGGTCCGGAGCTTCAGGGCGTGCATCGGCGGAGTGCGGGGGTCTATCCTCGATCAGTTTGGCGGCGAATTTGAGTTTGATCGCTTCACAGTTAAGCTGCATGCGCACAGGGGAGCCGATAACGGTGTGTATATCCGCTATGCTAAGAATCTCGACACATTCTCCAATGAAAGAGAGATTGAAGCGTGGACGGGCTGTGTGGCCTTCTACAAGGATGATGACGTAACGGTCAGCGGTACGATACAGTACATCGAAGGCCATGAGGAATATGCCAGGGAGAAGATTTTCATTCTGGACGCATCCGAAGACTTTGATGAGCCTCCGACACCGGAGGATCTGAACACCAGAGCTGCCCAGTATATGACAGCGAACGATTTCGGCCTTCCGTTTACAGACACGCTGAAGTTGTCTTTTGTCCCGCTTTGGCAGACAGACGAATATACGGATTCTGCATCTATTGAGCGGGTCAGCCTGGGCGATACGGTCCATGTAGTTTATCGAGTCTATGACGTGGCTATGAAGGCGATCGGCGTTGTATGGGATGCGCTCAGGAACAGATACAAAGAAATCACACTCGGAAAGAAAAAAGCGACCTTTGGGGACACGATCAAACAGATCGCCGAAGGCACACAGCAGGGAGCTATAGATCAGGCGGTATCTATCATGGACGCTGCTCTGGATCACGCTGCTGATGTATTGGCAGGCGGTACCGGCGGATATATCATCATCGGTCGCAATGCTGACGGGCAGCCCAATGAGATTTACATCATGGACAGTCCCGACATGGCTACGGCAGTCAACGTAATGCGTATGAATTACGCCGGAATTGCATTCAGTCAGACCGGCATAAACGGGACGTATACGACTTGCTGGACAATTGAGAGTGACTTCGTGGCTGACACGATTACAACCGGCCACCTTAACGGCAATCTGATCACGGCAGGTTCAATCCTGACCAGTGCGCTTGAGGTGGCTGTTCAGACTCTTGTGGATAATCTGAAATTAAACTTCAGTTTCCTCAATGACGGACTGCATGTCGCTACAAAGGATGGAAACACCATCGTAGGGGCATATCAGACCATTCTGAGCGATTTGGGCATGAGGGTGATAGAAACATCGTCCGGCAATTCTACGATTGTAGCGGAACAGGACACTGTCACAGCGGTCAATCTGACTGCCGACCAGTATCTGCGGATTCGTTCCGGAAACGTTGCTTCAAGATTCCAAACATTCTATTCAACAGCCCACCAAGAAGATGAGTTCGGACTGTTCTGGGAGGTTGTATGAGTGTGAACATTAATTCAACCTGGAAGGAAATCGAATGGTGGGAAGATAGCACCAACGACGCGAACCAGAAGGTCAGATGGAGAGTAATTGCCAGATGTGTCGAAAACGTAGAAGGTAATTATTCAAACGTCTATTTCTATATCCAGAAGCGCATCACAAACGGCAGCGCAGGCTGGGCAAATTATCCAGCCTCAAAGTCTATGGCGATCACCACAGGATCGGGATCGACATATCATTCAGCGACCATCTCATGGGCGTTCGGTGAGTGCAGATCAACAGCATGGGCAGTCGCTGATGGAACATACACTGACGCGTACTGGGGACAGGTTGCCCACAACGCAGACGGCACAGCCACGATCAGGGCACACATCACCGGCGACCGTGTAACCGCCAGTTTTTCGATTGACACGTATGTGGACTTGGTTCTGCCGACAATTCCAAGGGCATCCAAAGCAACTGTATCGTCCGACACATTGACCATCGGCAACACACAGATCATCAGCACAAATCGTGCATCGAGTTCGTTCACTCACACAGTTGAGGTATCGATGGACGATTATTCAGTGACTTATACGGGAGTCGGCGCATCGGTCAGCTGGATAGCTGACACTGCTGCGCTGATGCCTTATATGGACACATGGCAGAAGACGGTCACGGTCAGAACCACAACCTATAGCGTTTCAACCAATCTCGGAACTACAACCACAACATTCAAATTACAGGTCGATACCTCAGTGTATAAACCTGTGATTACATTCGGCACACCGACAGATACCAATGCGACAACATCAGCCCTGGAAGCCAGCGGTAAGTTCATCAAAGGCTATGCTCAGTTATCTCAACTGGTCAGTGTGGCGTCGAATGACACAACCTATGGTGATACTGTGACACGCTTACAAGTCACCTTAGGCAGTACCACTCAGTCGGCATCGATCAATGCTTCAAGCGGATCTCCGACCTTTACCGCAGCAGTCACCCAGGCAACCGTAACGGCTGTGGCAACCA